TTCATGCTGATACCAAGGCCAACAGCATCACGGTGGAACGCAAAGCTGGTGCGGGTGGACGGAAGCGGCAGGCCGCCTTCGTCACGATCACCAAGCATGATGAACTTAAAATTCAGGAACTCATCGAGCTCACCGCGAGATAAGCTCTTGACAGTAGAGAAATCGCTCGAAGTAAGTTCCGTTTCGTCCAGCAACGCCGAAAGACCATTAGCATGAATAACCATGCAGCGGCCTTCCTGCGGCACGTTTTTGGCGTCAAGAGCCTTCTTGGCCGCCAACAGCTTCGCGAGGTTGAGGTTCGTGGCCGTACCACCGACGTTGGTGTCAACAGTCGAGGGCGATGAAGCCGCATTCAGGGCGTCGATAACAAGCTGGTCCATACGACGACCAATAGCATTGCCAACAACCTGAACAAGCTCACGACGCTCGTCGAAGTTCACCTTCGCCTGATGGAAGATATCGCTGTACTCGGCGGCGATATAATCCGACATGCTCGCCGTAACCTGAGAGTAGGTCACGTTGAGCGGGGTCACGTCCGTTTGGGGGACGCGAACCGTAGCGGTGCCCTTCCCGATTTTCGGGAACTTCACCTGATTGCCTTCGACATTTGTCCGTTCGCGGGTCACACCGGCAAGGGCGCGAGAAGCCTGATAAGCCTGCTTGACCTCGGCATCGAACAACTGAACGTAGGCGGAAGAAATGCCAACAGCCATTTCAATCTCCATTTCAGTTAGTTGAAAATTAAATGCCAATCCGCCTAGCAGTTATCCTCACGGGCTGCGGCTTGGGTGGTTTCGCGCCTCACCCCAGGGCGGTTCTGCGGGCCTTTCGGTTGTCCGCAAATAACATATAATAAAAAAGGGAGCGCAAGTAAACACCAGGCTCCCTTTAAGTAAATATGAAGAAAAGGTTCAGACCGGGCTGTAGTCCTCTTTCCCGTATACTTGCTCGAACATACTTTCAACTTTCCTTCTATAAGAAGGATCGCTCTGATACTCGGGCTTCCCGACCATCGCAAAAAGCTCTTCTTTAGACGGGGCGTCGTTTGTGGGAGACACATCGACCGGAACCGACCTGTCACCGTAGTAGGAACGGATTTTCTGCAAAGCCCTTAGCCCCTGGGCGGTGCCACCCATGATTTTAAACTCCTCAAAATCGGCCTCACTCCACACGCCCTTGCTAACCAAGCTCTGCCCCCATTGAGACATCGACTTAATTACAGCGTCGGCATTTGGTCCGAGAGCCTTGTATTCTTCATCGTAGGAAAGCCTAGCCTGTTCCTGCTCTCCCCCAGCAATCTCGATGAACTTAGCCGCAAGCTGATCGAAAGCATCTTGGCTAATGTTGTTTTCCTTGGCCCAGTCTTTGTAGCTGTTATACAGCGGGTCATCGGCGGGTATCTCAGCTTGTTGAAAAACCGCCTCGTCATAAGCATCCGGGGCTTTGTGCTTGCCCTGAGATAGCTTTTTTTCAAGATCGCGATATGACTTGGTTAGGCTCTCAACGTCAGGGCCATCTTCGGACCAGAACTTTTCTGGGAACCACTCTGGACGCTCGGCAGGCTTCGCCTCTTCCGTCGTTTCTGCGTCGGCCTTGGCTTCGTCTAAACGAGGGTCGCTGCCCTCTAGGTGCGTAATCGACTCTTCTTGCTGCTGGTTATCGTCGTCACCCTGCGGGGCGGCTTCGGCCAACAAACCTTCAGTCTCGCTCATTACTCGCTTGCCTTTTCTATTCGCCGCTCAATTTCGCGGACTATGGAGTTTTGCCCCTCTCGCGCATAGCCGTGCGAAGCATCTTCGCCGGGATACCAAGTGGGCTGCTCAATCGTCAGCGATCTAAGGTGGGCCAAAACCTTTTGGCCGTCGTCGCTGCCGAATACACGCAAGTACAGACGATTTGTGTCGTCCTGATCCTGCTTAGTAGTTTTGGTAAGTTCCGGCTGGAATTGCCGTAGTCCGTCCCATCCTTCGACGGTTTGCATCAATCACCTATTGCTGTGCTGGCACCACGCCCTGCTGGGCCGCCATCTGCGCCATCTGGGCAGCTTGCTCCATCATCTGCATCCGCTCTTCCGGCGTAGTCCTGAGATTTGCCGGGATGCCTAGCTTGTCGGCAATGTAGTCAGCAATCCCACCAGTGCGAACCGCCATCTGGCCTTCTGGCCCAAGCGACGATGCGATCTGCACCCATTGCGTAATTTTCTCAATGTCACCCATGTTCTGCGCTTGAGCAATCGGGCTAATAGGTATGACCTTTACTTCCAGACCGTTTACACGCAACGGCATTTCAATCAAGCCTTGGTCGTCCATGACGTACATGACACGCGCAATTAGCGGCACCATGGTTTCAGTAATCAGACGGCCAAAGGCACTTCCAAGGTTCTGCGACAGTTCACGCATACGCTCCGCAATTTCTGTGGCAGAGCGCGCGCTCATATTGTCGGGCGGCAGCGTGTCGTCTAACAAAATCTTCTTAACATTCATTCGCAAGTCGTTAATCACGATTTGCGAAACATTAAAGTCGCCAGAGCGTGGCAGCATTTTCAGGCTGTCGCCCTGCGGGCCGCCGTTTCTTGCCACGGGGATAATTGCACCGGGCACAATCCGAATGGTCTGCGGGTTTAGGACGCCATCATCGGCAGCCGTGTAAACACCGGCAATGCTGAGTGATGCATTCTTGAGAAGAAGCTCAAGTGTTTTGTTGAGCGTCTTAATGTCAGGGATGGCCGTGACGAGGGGACCGCGACCGTAAACCTCCCCCGCCACCTTCATGTAGCGCGCGACGATCCACGGAGAAGATCGCATTGTCCGATGCACAATCTTCTCTTTCCCGTCAGGCCAAATTACACAGTAATGATACTCACCTCGACTCGCGTCTAAGATTGTTGATTCGATAAGTTCAATTTCTTCAGTCGGTTTTTCCTCGATTGCGCGAGCAAGGCGAGGCGAGATTTCCGCATCAAGCCAATGCTGCGTAATGGCCTCTGCCTTCAAGCGCATCCGGCGATACACATTGTCCACCTTGCCGTGCGCGCCTTCCTCAATAGCGACAAGATACTGCGGCACAGACGTAAACCTGATTGGCGTTGCCTCATCACCGGGCTGCACAAGCATGACCGCCGTGCCAACAGCAAGGTCCATGAGGAACTCGCCCATCGCCAAGTCAAAGTTGCTTTGGCGAAGCACGCTAAACATCTTGTCTGAGTAAGTGTCTAGGACGGCCTGAACCTCAATATGCCGGTCCATCGGGATGTCTGGACCCGGCTCCAACCGGCACCAGCGACCATAAGGCGGGAATAGGCCAGACTGAATGCGGTTCGCAAACCTTTGAGTGGCGTTGATCGCTGTGCTGTCGAAGACGCGGGCCATCTTGTTCTGGCCCGGAGCGCCGCCACCTTCGTAATAGCCGTCATACAGGTTGCGTTGTGGCAGCGCATACTCGTAGCAATCCTCGTAAATCTGACGCCAGTTATCCTTGCGGCGCTGGGCTGCGGCGTGTCTCTTCAGGATTTCTTCGACGCTATACATGGCTATGACTTCTTGTGTGTCGCCGCAAAATTACGAGCTGCCTGTTTGCTCCCAAAACCCCACGCCCTCAAAGCTAGGCCAAGTCGCGTGGGTTCGCCCTTCTCGTTCTTCTCTGGCCCATCCATGCCGCCAAACCTTGCGGCGAAGGAAACTCTGCGCGGATTGGTTCCGGTCTTAACCGGAGACTTTAGATTGCCACCCTCTTTGCGCTCAAAGTAACGCCGACCTTTTTCGTTCAGCCCACCTTCAGGGTTTTGATAAATCTTCTTAACCACGAGCGGCACGCATGTTGTCGATCAGATTAGGGTATGGACGACCAGCCTTACGCGCCGCACGCATTGCGGATCGCTTTTGTGCGGACGACAAAGACTGGGGCTTGCCCGCAGACTTGGGCCGTGGCTTGTCCCAGACTTGCTTCTTGTCCTTCATCGCTAACCCATCAACGGACGGACCTTAGTCCGCGCCCTAATCCTTGCAGCACGTTCGCGCTCTTCACGGCTGCCGTATTTAGGCTCTCTGGCACGCGCCGATACGGCAGCGCCCGGTGGCTCAGGCGGCGGCGGCGGCGGAAGCGATGGCGACACCATATCCATCACGGGGTCGAGGAATGGCGGCGAGATAGGTGGCGGCGAAACAATCGAGCCTGAGATTGGCGGCTCTACAGGCGGCTGTGCGGGTGGCGTACGTCCGGTAAGTACAGCGGCGGCTCTTTCCTGCGGGCTAATAGAAGGGGCGTCAGGCTGGTATCCGCCAGTAGCCGTGACAGAGCCGCGTGCCCCAAGCCCCGGCCCAAGCTGAATGTCTGCGACGGACGGAGCGGCTACGCCGGGTGCGCCAACCATTAACCCGGCCCCAAAGTTGAGGTAACGCCCAGTTCTGCGTTTTCACGCTCTTGCGAAAGCAGGGAACGGGTGCCGCCATACCGCATCGCGCGGCGACGGGAAGCGGTCTGCGCCTGAAGGCGGCGTTCTTCCTCTGCCGCCCGCTCTTCAGCGCGGCGCTGCGCCTCGGTAGTTTCAGGCGCAATCTGTTCCGGGGTCGGAGCCTTTGGCTTGCTTAGGATGCCACCCATCTGTGATCCTCGCGTACATGTAGTAATCGGCACCATCAGGCCCAAACGACTTGAGTGTACCTTCGCGAACAAAATGTAATACTTCGGCCCACCTAATAGCAAGCGTGTTGCGACTATCGACTACTATCTGCAATCTAAATAGACGCATCTGGTCTACTATCGTATCGAAGTAACGCATCGCTCCGCGCGTTAGCGATACAGGAGCAATACTTACGATATCGCTGGTTAGTAGCCACGCCTCGGCCACCCCACCCCAGACGGGAAGAACGCCCCAGCAACAAGCAATCTTGCCGCGATAAAGGGCGCTATAGCAATGCGGGTATTGGCTATACTGCTGCAATCTCTGCTTGTAGTCAGGCAGGCATCTAAAGTAATTACGCTCAAACCAGCGCAAATCCATCATAGCCACATGGCCCCAGTGGAAGGGCACGACCGTCACCCCGGAATTAGCGGTAATTGGGATCATTGCAGAGCCTATAGGGGTTGTACCCCGTGCGTGAAAGGTGGTATTTTTGGGGGTCTAAGCTCTTCCACTTAGACCCTCCTGTAGTAACGGGGCGCTTCCCTTCCTGAGCGCCCCGTTTTTTTATGCAAAAATGTCGAAATCCGTGCTGGCCCGAAGTTGCTTAAACAGAGGCTTTCCGTTGGGATTGCGGGTCAAGGCTCGGTGTTCCCCGCCCCCGAGCATCAGGTATCCGTATGCGTCCCCAACGTGGGAATGCTCGTTCTTGCTTGGCATGTCTCGGAACCGCTCCTGCCCGCCGCCCATGGCGACACGCTTAAAGTGATAACCGCCGCTCAGAGACTTCCTAATCCGGGCGCAATCCTTGGATACCAGCAATCCCGGCCTCCCGTCGATAAGCCGGTTCATCGGCATCGCCCCAGCCTCACGGCGCACCATGAAGTCGTTGCTTTGAGTAGGCCGCGCGTTAAAGCCATGCGTCCGCAAGTGGTCGAATGCCGTGACCTCAAAGATTTCGTCGCGCTTGCCACCAGCCGGATCGCCCCAGATAAAGATATCGTTGCGTTTAAATTGATCGACAAACTTTGTCTCTATGTCGGACTTGAGGTTCAGCGCAAACCTCTCAAGACCCATGTCGAAGGCGACAAGCTCATGCACGATATGCCAGCGGCCATTTGCCATGCGCTGCCCGAACACCGCTGCCGGGGTCAGGCCAAAGTCCAGGCCAATGTGTAGCGGGCGCTCCTTCTCAATCTCAATGTCAGCCGCCATAAGGCTGTCGCTGTATTCATGCCATACAGGCTTGCCGTCCTGCACATAGACATACTTCGCCCCGGCGTAGCAGTTGATCCAGTCAATCGTCTTACCGGCTAACTGCTGTTCGTAATACCCAACCGGCAAGTTGTTGACGTTTTCCGCGTCAGGGTTCATGCGCCAGAAATTGTTGGCCGCAAAGATTGCGCCTTCATGCTCCTTGGTCGCGTCCAACACGCCACCCGGCTGCTTGTAGAACTTCCACGGGTAACGACCCCTAATCGGGTTCTTCTCAGCCAACCCATGCCACCAGTGGTCCGAATCCATGGGGTTCGTAGACATCCACACGCCGCGCCACGGGCAACCGCCATGCTGCTTTGTGGGATAGCGACCCACGCGGGAAGTCAGGCCGTCAACAACAGCCTTCGGCAACTCCCGCGCCTCATCGACAAAGCCACCCGTCAGTTCTAGCGAAAGCAGCTTCCGAACATCCCGGGGCTGGTCAAGCGCCAGAAAGATAACCTCGCAGTCCACACCGGGCGTTTCTCCGCGCGGGGGCAGCTTGATATGGTGGGTAATCGGCGGCGACCAACGCATCGAACCCCAGACATTCTCGGGAAATATCTCCTGCCAAGTCTTGAGCGTCGTGGTCCGCAATTCCGGGTAACTGTTACGAATTACTGCAAATCGTGAATAGCGCACATTGTCAATCGGAGAGGGCGGCTGTTTGACGGCCCGCAGCATGACTTCAGCTAGGCAGGCATACGTCTTGCCTGATCCAACCGGCCCCATCAGACCGCGCACAAAGCTGTCGTCGTTCAGAAAGCGCCAGACTGTCGGGCTTTCACTAAAGTCAAGATTCAGACCTGTCAGCGCCGACGCATCCCGCGTCCTGCGCCTTCTGGGACTGCGGTCCTTGGCTCGCTCAGATCTAGCCACTAGGCAACGTCATCCGGCGTTCTAGCCGTAACGATTGCCTCGCCACAAGAGCCACAGACGACATCCACGCTATATTCGTACAGTCGTCCGCGCGTCTGCTGGCCACAAAAATCACAGGTAACGTGATTGTCGTAGTACCTGATAAAACGCGGGCTGCCGCCCTCGATGACCTCCAAGTCAACCACGGGACCACCCCACCACAGAACTACGCGCACCCTTAGGCAGACCGTTACACAGGTTCGTGATAATCCGCCCGTTTTGGTCAACGTGAGCGCCAACGTCATAACCGCGCTCACGCCAGTAGTCGCTGATCTGTTGAGCGGCCTTTACCGAACGCTCAAGGTTTTCCTCAAAATGCTTTCCGTTATTTGTCATGGCTTCCTCACAGAAAAAAAATCTCGTATAGCGCCGCTGCGGCTACCGCAAAAAGCACCAAGTCAGGAATCATCCTCATCGTCGTCATCCTTGACTTCGTAAGTCGTCGTCTTGGGACCAGTCACGTTAATCCCGATCATGCTGGGTCGCATCTCATCGCTATTCGGCTCAAGCAGGCCACGGTGCTTCGCCAGCAAGCGAAGCGCCGTCAGCTTGTCGTGCATCTCGACCTCAATGTTAGCGCCATCCTGCGTCTGCGTAACCTTGACCTTCTTAATGGTACGCCGCGCTCTCGGGCTTAACTCATTAGATGCACGAATTTGCACCTGACCCATTTCGTCCCAAGACAACACATCCGTTATTTCGCTGGAGGCCAAAGCCTCAAGTTCCTGCACGACCGCCTGCTTGCGGTCCTCATCCTGCGAAGCAAGAGCCGCGCGAGCCTGCCGAACCGTTAGCGGTTTACTCTCCACCAACAACCTCCGCGCCGTTGGCAGCAAATCCCGCCACATCCACCCAGCTATCCATGTGCGCCGGATCGCAGCACAACCTGGATAGCTTCTGCGCCGCGTTGCACATGCACACCTGAGCCGCCGTTACCTCAACTCCAAGAATGACGCTCCACATGGCAGCCGTGCGGGTGTGGTTTTCCAGCGGCGTTCCATACTTGCCCTCCCGGTC